GTTTAGGGGTGCTACAAGGGAGGAGACGCTATATGTAGTCTTGTCAGCTAGTATATGCTATGATTATATTTGAGGCCACTAGAAAGGGCATAAAATGGCTTCTCAGAGTGAAATATCGGCAAAATTAGGTATAAACACAGCTACATTTAAAGATTTCGTTGCTAGAGGCGTGATTGAAGAGCGAGAACGCGGTCAATACACGTATGAGGAATGCTCCAAGCAGTATCTTGCTCATCTGCGAGAGATTGCTGCTGGTCGAATGACTGTTGATGGCCTTGATTTATCTGCTGAGCGAGCAAGATTGGCTAAAGAACAGGCTGACGCTAAGGAAATGGAGAACATGGTTGAGCGTGGCGAGTTGCTTTATATTGATGATATTATCAGGGATTTTGAGGAGCAGCTTATCAATTGCAAAACAAAGCTGCTTGCAGCGCCAACAAAGGTTGCTGCTGAAGTCCACGCGGCAAGAGATGTTGCTGAAGTGCAAAGCATAATGGAAGAAGCAGTAAAGGACGCTTTGAGTGAGTTGGTCGGATACCGTCAGAAACAAGCAGCGTAAGAAGTTTCAGGAGCGCTTACAGCAAGCTATGAGACGTGCGCTAAAGCCGCCTCCTAAATTGACTGTATCTGAGTGGGCTGACCAGTATCGTCAACTATCCTCTGAAAGCTCTGCTGAGGCTGGGCGCTGGTCAACTAAGCGTGCGGAATATCAGCGTGGCATGATGGACGCTGTTAGCAATTCCAAGGTTGAGACAGTTGTGCTTATGACTGCTGCTCAGATTGGCAAGACTGAGATAATTAACAACATTGTTGGCTTTCACATACATCAAGAGCCTTGCCCTATGCTTGTTGTCCAGCCTACGCTTGAGATGGCGCAAACTTGGTCAAAAGATCGCTTGGCTCCAGCTATTAGGGATACGCCTGTTTTACATGACAAGATTGGCGATCCTAGATCAAGAGATGGTGGCAATACGACTTTGCACAAAGTTTTTACTGGCGGTCACGTTACGGCTGCTGGCTCAAATAGTCCTGTTTCACTAGCGTCTAGGCCATGTCGATTGATCCTTTGCGATGAGGTTGACAGGTATCCTATATCTGCTGGCGCGGAGGGTGATCCCGTTTCATTGGCGCGTAAACGTGCAACGACTTTCTGGAACCGCAAGATTGTGCTTGTTAGCACTCCTACGGAAAAAGGTGCGTCACGCATTGAGCAAGCATATGATGAAAGCGATCAGCGTAAGTTTTTTGTAGAGTGCCGCGACTGCAAGGAAATGCAAACGCTTGAGTGGGCGAATGTGCAATGGTCAAACAATGACCCAAAGACGACGAATTATGTTTGTCCTCATTGTGGATCATGTTGGGATGATGCGGATAGATATAAGGCAATAAGGTACGGTGAATGGCGAAGTACAGCAGATGGAGATGGAAAAACGGCAGGGTTTCACCTTTCCGCGCTTTATTCTCCTTGGACATCATTAGAAGAAATTGTTCGAGATTTCATAGCGTCAAAACGCGACCCGATGAGATTGAAAACATGGGTAAACACTACTCTTGGAGAAACTTGGGAAGATCAGGGCGAAAGCCTAGATGAATATGATTTGATGTCGCGCAGGGAAGATTATGGCGATGAGCTACCAGAGGATGTTCTTATCCTAACTGCTGGCGTTGACATACAAGATGACCGGGCTGCTGTGGAAATTGTCGGATGGGCAGAAGGAGAGCGCAGCTATAGTATCTTTTATGATGAGTTCTATGGCGATCCATCAACGCAAGACTTTTGGAATGTACTTGATACCGCTCTGCTTCAATCCTTTAAGCACCCTTTGTCGGGCGACATGGTAATTAGAGCAAGTTGCGTGGATAGTGGCGGTCACTACACGCAGCAAGTTTATAACTATTGCAGATCACGTGCGGGTCGCAGAATATTTGCCATAAAGGGTATTGGCGGCGAGGGGAAACCAATCGTTGGAAGGCCAACAAAAAACAACATTGGCAAGATCAATTTGTTCCCTGTTGGGACGGATACGGCAAAAGAGCTGATATTTGCGCGTTTAAAGATACCTGAATTTGGCCCAGGGTATTGTCACTTTAACACGCAAAACTCAGACGAATATTTTCGTATGCTGACATCAGAAAAAAAGGTTACGCGGTATTTTAAAGGGCGTCCAAGACGCGAATGGATTAAGATAAGACAGAGAAATGAGGCTCTTGACTGTAGGGTATATGCAACCGCAGCATTTAGTATATTGAACATAAATATAGATGCTGTTGCAAAACAAGCCCAAAATAGGGTACAATCTGACAAAATGCAGCCAAAGCGTAGCCCTGCTTTGCCAAGGCGTAATTCGTTTGTTTACGGGTATAGATAAATATGGCTAATCTTTTTGACGCTGCGAATGCTCCAGAGGGCGCACCAACTGAAATAGTAGTTGGTGACTTTATCCAATGGAAAAAGTCGAATATAGCTTCTGATTATCCTCCCGCCACACACTCTGCTGAATATGTTGCGCGAATAACTGGTGGCGGCTCAAATGAAGTAAAGATAGCTGCAACAGAGGTGAGTGGGTACTATCTTTTTACTGTAGACAGCACAACTTCAGCCGATTTTTCTGCTGGCAGGTATCATTGGCAGCTAGAGATAACACAAACATCATCTGGCAATAGGCTTGTTGTTGAGCGCGGCGAGTTTACGGCAATCGTTGATTTAGACGTTAATCAGTCTGATCCGCGCATTCATGCGGAAAAAATGGTGCCATTGCTGGAAACAATACTAGAAGCCAAAGCCGCTGGTGGTGATGTCTCATCTTATAGCATCGGCGGCAGATCAGCCAGCAAAATGACGTTTGAGGAATTGTTCGACATAAGGGACAAATACAAGGCAGAATTGAATAGGCATCGCCAAGAAGAGCTTATCAAGCGCGGCAAGGCAGCTTCAAACACAGTCAAGGTGAGGTTTATTTGATGGGGATTTTAGACATATTCACCCGACAGAAGAAACAACCCCGCCAACGTAATTATGCTGCTGCTGCTAAAGGGCGGCTTTTTGCAGACTTCATAGGGTCAAATAGAAGCGCTGATAGTGAGATACGCTGGGCGCTACGCGACATTCGCAACCGAAGCAGGGATTTAGAGCGTAACAACGAGTATTTCCGACGTTACTTACAGCTTTTGCGTACTAACGTAGTTGGCGAAGGTGGCTATAACCTACAAGTCAAGGCGCGTAACCCTGATAATAGCATGGACCGTGGTGGTGCGAACATCGTTGAAGGCGCTTGGAAAGAGTTCTCGCGTATTGGTGGGCCTACGGTAGACGGTAGAATGTCAATGATTGATTTGTGCAATCATATCATTACTGGCATGGCACGTGATGGCGAAGTGTTTTTGCAGGTCGTTAAAGGGACATATTTACGTCACGGCATAGCCTTACAGATCATAGAGCCAGATCGCGTTGACGAAGAAAAGAACGAGCTTGCGGCAAATGGCAACCAAATCCGCATGGGTATTGAGCTAGACAAGAGAACAAAGCGGCCTGTGGCTTATCATGTTTTGACTTATCACAAGGGTGATTACGACTATATGTTGCCAGCAAATGAACGGAAATATGAGATCATCCCTGCTGATGAGATGATGCACATTTACCGCGTTGAAAGGGCAGGTCAAACGCGGGGTGTTCCTTGGTCTGCGGCTGCTATATCGTCACTCAAAATGCTTCATGGATACCGTGAGGCTGAGCTTGTGGCAGCTAGAACTGCTGCTGCAAAAATGGGTTTCTTTACGTCTCCAGCAGGGGATGGCTTTACGGCTGATGGTTTTGACGATCCAGATAATACTGTGCCGATCTTTGACGCAGAGGCTGGATCATTCCATCAGTTGCCAGCGGGGGTCACTTTCCAAGCCTTTGATCCTACCCATCCAACATCTGCGTTTGCTGACTTTGAGAAGGCAATATTGCGAGGTATTTCTGGCGGCTTGGGTGTTAGCTATACGTCTCTGGCAAACGATCTTGAAGGCACAAGCTATTCATCAATTCGCCAAGGCGCATTGGAAGAGCGTGACTTTTACAAAACTCTACATCGTTTCATGATAGATCACTTCCTTGACCCGCTTTACCGCATGTGGCTTGAGCATGTTATAAACTTTAACTTTATACCGATTTCTGGGCCACAGAAGTTTGCCAAGTTTAGTATGGATGTCTCGTGGCGTGGTCGTGGCTTTCAATGGGTTGACCCGCTCAAAGAGATTAATGCGGCGGTTGTTGGACTGCAAAACGGCATTCTCAGTCATAGTGACATTGCAGCAAATTATGGACGCGACGCTGAAGAAACTTTTGCTCAGATCGAAAGAGATAGCGAAACAGCGGCTCAGTTTGGGTTGAGCATGGCGTATCAGCCATTTGGCACGAAGTTACCTGTAGAAGCGGAGGTCAGCGATGGCGAGTTACAAGCCGACTGAGGGCATGGTTGAAGAAGCTGAGCGCGGCTTAGCTTGGCGGCGTGAGTTTGGTCGCGGTGGCACAGAAGTTGGGATAGCCAGAGCGAGAGACATTTCCAATGGAAAAGAGCTATCTGAAAGCACTGTCAAGCGTATGTTTAGCTTTTTCAGTCGCCATGAAGTAGACAAAAAGGCAGAAGGTTTTAGCTCAGGTGAAGAGGGCTATCCATCAAATGGGCGTATAGCGTGGGCTTTGTGGGGCGGTGATGCAGGTTTTTCATGGAGCCGCCAGATTGCAGAACGTCTTGGCAAAGAAGATCGCGCAGTTACAAGCGCTGTAAAAAAGGGTTTGCAGAAGAAAGCGGATGACCACAATGCTAAAGTTGGTGATGTCGCTTCAAAAAGAACAAGCGTTAGAACGCTTTCGGCTGTGTTTAATAGAGGCATAGGTGCCTATAAAACCAATCCTCAAAGTGTACGTCCAAATGTTAAGTCACCAGAGCAATGGGCCTATGCAAGAGTGAACAGCTTTCTTTATGTTCTTAGAAATGGTAAATTTAGATCAGGAAAGCATGATACAGACTTGTTACCAGCAGGTCATCCACTGTCATCAAAGCGGAGCGAAGAAATGGAAGAGCGCCACATACAGGATGTTGAAGAGACTGATGACGCATACGTTATCACGTTTGGCAAGTCTGAAATGGAAGATGATGAACGGCTTCACGATTACGATGAAGAGCGTGTAGAGGTTTCGGAAGAGCAAGAAGAAAGACTTGACCGCGAAGATATGAAAACTCGCGGTATGATGTTTGATGCGAAAGTTGTTGACGAGGAAAAGCGCACAGTGCGTATGGCTGTTTCGAGTGAGGAGCCAGTTGATCGTAGCTTTGGCAAAGAAGTTTTGGATCACAATGAGAGAAGCATCGACCTAGCTTTTGCTAAGTCTGGTCGTATGCCCTTGTTGCTAGATCACGATCCACGCCAGCAAATTGGTGTGGTTGAAGATGTTAACCTTGATGGCTCGGCGCGGAGATTACGTGCGACGGTGCGCTTCGGAAGAAACGGACTTGCCAAAGAGGTTTTCGATGATGTTGTGGACGGTATCAGAAGCAACATCAGTGTTGGCTATCATGTCAACAGCATGGTCGAGGACGGCGAGGGTAGCTACCGCGTCGATAATTGGCACCCAATGGAAGTTTCGGTTGTAAGCATACCCGCAGACAGGACAGTCGGGGTAGGCCGTGCAGCAGAGCAACCACCCGCAGAACCTATCGTTAAATCTAACATTAAGGAGACTACTATGACCGAAGAGGTACAAGTAGACGTGGAAGCGGTACGCGCTGATGCAGCACGAGCCGCAGCCAAAGACACTGCCGAAATGTATCGCTTAGCCGCAAAGCACAACAAGCGCGACATGGCAGACGCAGCAGTTGCAGAAGGACGTTCACTCGCAGAGTTTCGCGGTGAATTGCTTGAGGCAATTGGAAACCAGCCACTTGACACACAAGAAATCGGCTTGACTAAGAAAGAAGTTCGTAACTTCTCACTTATGAAGGCAATTCGCGCAATGGCTAATCCGACTGATCGGAACGCACAAGCCGAAGCTGAGTTTGAGTTTGAAACCTCACGCGAAGCAGCGAAGCGTGCTGGCGTAGACCCACAAGGTCTGTATATGCCAATGGACGTTATGCGTTCATGGAGCCAGCGTGACTTAAACACATCAGATGACAGTGCAATGGTGGCAGAAGCCTACCGTGGCGGTGACTTCATTGACGTGTTGCGTAATGCTTCATCAGTGATGCAAGCTGGTGCGACCATGCTTACAGGTCTGCAAGGCGATGTTAAAATCCCTAAAAAGACTGCTGCATCAACGGCTGCGTTCATCTCAGCAGAAGGTGGAGCATCTTCTGAAAGCGAGCCAACATTCGGTCAGGTCACAATGTCACCAAAAACGCTTGGTGCATTCACTGACATCACTCGTTTGATGATGATGCAATCGTCACTGGATATTGAAAATTTGGTGCGTGATGACCTTTCAACAGGTATCGCGCTGGCGATTGACAACGGTGCGCTGCAAGGTTCTGGTACTTCTGGCAACCCAACAGGGATCAAGAACACATCAGGCATCAACAACCCAACTGACTTTGCTGCTGCTAACCCAACATTCGCAGAAGTAGTTGCGATGGAAACAGCAGTTGCGGAAGATAACGCGCTATTGGGCAACCTAGCGTACATCTTGCCAGCAAGCATGGCGGGTGCGTTGAAAACGACTGCTAAAGATGCTGGTTCAGGTCAGTTTGTGCTGCAAGGTGGTGAAATGAACGGCTATCGCGCAATCATTTCAAACCAAGTTACAGCGGGTGATTTGTACTTTGGTAACTTTGCTGACTTGTTGATTGGTATGTATGGTGGGTTGGACATCACTGTTGATCCATTTACTGCCTCAACATCTGGCACAGTCCGTATTGTTGCTCTGCAAACTGTTGACGTAGCAGTACGTCATGCAGTTAGCTTTGCAGTCAATAATGACGGTTGATAATGCTAACTTGGGGTGGCTACAAAGCCACCCCCTCTAATGAGGGTTCAATAATGAAGTATGTTATTTTAAAGTCTTGTGTAGCTGCTGGGTCGCCACGTAAGGGCGGTGAAATAGTTGATCTTGCACCAGATGAAGCTGCTTCACTATTGTCATACGGGCGAGTTGCAGTAGCACCAGAGCCAAAGCCAACTGCTGCTTCTACAAATCGCGCTGCGAAGCCTAAATCAACACGGGCTAAAAAATGAAGATTACATTATTAAAACTTACTCGCTGGGGAAATATAACTGCTGAGCAGGGGACCACGCATGAAGTTGAAGATCGTATTGCTATTAAGCTGATTGCTCGCGGCTACGCAGAAGAATATGATGAGAATGCTGAAGTCCCTGAAGAAGAGGAAGAAAGCGAATAAATGGCTATTCCGTTTGACGATGATCTAACACAAATGTTTAGCGTAGACGAACACGGTACGTCTATTAGCTATCGTCGCGTTAAGGGAATGGGCGACAGTACCATCAAAGGCATATTCGACAATGAAACAATACCAGTTGATGCTGGTGGATTTGCCACTGTACATGATGAGCAGCCAAGATTTACTTGTCGCACATCTGACGTTCCATATATCGCAAGCGAAGATGAGATGATTATTTCGTCAGTGTCATACTATGTCAGAGCCTGGGAGCATGACGGTACGGGCGTAACTGTTGTTCACTTGGAGAAACAATAGTGGCGCATGTTCGTAAATCCATAAGAGATAGAATAGTTTCAGTGCTTACGTCTAATGTGGCGTTAGTTCGTACAAGAGTATATGGAACGCGGGTGTATCCCCTTAATGACGCTGAATTACCTGCAATCATTGTTTATAGTGGGTCAGAAGTCTCCAATCGCTTGAACATGGGGATTAATGATCTTAACCGTAGTTTGCTAGTTGAAGTGGACATTTATGTTCGCGCAACTGGAACATTTGATGATGACGTGGACGCAATCGCTGTTCAGGTCGAAGAGGCAATCGCTGGTGACTTTACGGTCAACGGTCTTGCAAAGGAAGCTGTACTCACAGGAACTGATATTCAGTTTTCTGGTGACGCTGAGCAGCCCATTGGCGTTGCAAAGCTGACATTTACTGTGAGATATGTTACAGCATTAACAGACGTCGAAGCGGCAAAATAAAGGAGAGCGCTATGGCTACTTATTTTGGATCAGATGGTGACTGCAAAGTAATTACTTCAGGCGGCACTCCTGCATCTATTGGCGAGCTTTTAAGCTGGTCATTAACTATGACATCCGACACAGTGGACACTACCACTATGGGGGATACAAACAGGACTTATGTTGCAGGTCTTGCAACTGGTACGGCAAGCATCAGTGCGTATCACGACCCTGATGATGCAGCACAGGTTGACTTGCTTCAGCGTGATAGCGTTGATGCTGAGTTTTACTCAGAGGGTACAGCGAGCGGTGACGTGAAGTTGTCAGGTACTTTCATTGTTACGTCTGTAGCAAAAGGAGCAACGCATGATGGTTTAGCGACGCTAGAAGCTGAATTGCAATTAACTGGTGCGCTGACAATCGGAACCGTCTAATGTCCATCACTTCTCAAATAGAAGTCCAAGACGATGACGTGAAGTGTATCGAGGTTGAAGAGTGGTTGCTCAATGGGCAACCGCTCAAAATCTTCTTCACGCCTATGACTGTCAGAGACAATAAAAAAATAACTCAACGCTTTCCCAACTTTTTAGAAAATCTGTTGGATAGTGAGGTTCAGGTGCACATCATCATTACCAAAGCTCTTGATGAGCAAGGTAATCAGTTATTTGATTTTGGTGATAAGAACTGGTTTGATAAGCGGGAGCCTTTAGTCGTTTTGCGCGTTGCATCAGCGATTGTGCAGGGTAAAACGGTGGAGGAACTGGAAAAAAACTAAACGACGATCCATTCAGAATGAATGTCGTTACATTGGCTGAAAAACTTGGCAAGACGATAGCTGAAGTTGATATGATGACGATGGACGAGTACAATGAATGGGTCGCGTATTACAGGATACTAAAGGAACGCTCAGATGACTGATTTAAATATTATCGTGGGGGTTCGGTCGGGTGACGCGATTAGGCAGTTGTCTAACGTGCAAAAGGGCGTTGATAATGTTGGAGTTGCGACTAAAAAAACCACCCAGCAGTTGAAGCAACACGCAACGCAGTATAACAAAACAGCAGTTGCAGCTAATAAATTGGGCAAAGGCGTTGCTCAGCAAGCGGGTTATCAATTTGCTGACTTTGCTGTGCAAATCCAAAACGGCACCAGCGCCATGCAAGCGTTTGGACAACAAGGTTCACAACTTTTAGCCATCTTTGGCCCTGCTGGTGCTATTGCTGGTGCAGCAGTTGCTATTGGCTCAGCTTTTTATACGGCTTTCGCTGGAGCCACGACTTCTGTTAGTACCTTTAAAGACGAGATTAAAGACCTTAACGAAGAATTAGATGTTTTAAGGTTAGGTGCTGGCTCTGCTGGGCAATATGCTTTAATTACGCAGATTAATGAAGCAGCAAAAGCCCTAGAAGATGCAAAAAGGGAGCTAGAACAAGTCGCGCCTCCTACTGATCTTTCATCTATGTCAACTCCTTTCACAGACCCTGCCGCGGCTAGTGCGGAGGCTGCAAAAAGTGAACTAGCAACAGCGCAAAAGCTTGTAAAAGAAAAACAAAATGAACTTGATGAATTAATCCGTATAAAACAAGCTAAAGAAATTGTAGCAAAATTAGGAAATAGCGAAGTCCAAGAAGCTCAAAATCTTGCAGATAATCAAAGGAGATTAGCGCGAGAAAGAAAGGTAGAGAACGACAAGAGAATAGGTCGTATGCAGCATATGGACGAACTGTCTCGTAAATTTTATGCTAGGCAACTTGCGGAAGAAGCGCGTTTAAGTGCAGCGAGAAATAGACAATTTTCCAATGAAAAATCAAGTATAGAAACTCAGCTTCGGCTTATCACAGATGAAGTAAGTCTGCGTAAAATTCACACGAATGAAGCATATATACAAGAAAGGCTAGAGAGAAATAAAGTAAAAGTTCTTGCAGAGGCCAAAGGGCTTAATGGCGCACAAGTAGAGGAATTACTAAAATTAACAACTCAATTACAAACCCAGAAGCGCGATTTGGAAGATATTCTTGAGCTTGAAAGATCAAGGGCATTTTTTGCGAAAGAGATAGCTGACAAGCAAAAAGAGGCACATGATGCGCTTGCTGCGAGTTTTGGCAAGGGAGAAGATGAAAAGAAAAGCCCTGTTGGCAGAGCAAAAACTTTAGCCAAAGTTATAAAAAATGAGCTATCGCCAGCAGCACAGCGTCTTGTTGACTTATCAGATAGCATTGGATCGTCATTTGAGGGTGCTATGATGTCTGCTGTGCGAGGCACAATGTCTGTCAAGGATGCGTTTAGAACGATGGCGGCAGACATTATTGCGGAGCTTTATCGTGTATTCGTCGTCAAGCAAATTACTGGATTTATAAGCGATGCAATCATGGGCGGCATGGGTTATACTCCTGTGCAGGGCGGTGGCTACACCATGAGGCCACGGGCGAGGCCAAGGGCTGCTGGTGGGCCTGTTTCTGCTGGCTCCCCTTATCTTGTTGGTGAGCGTGGGCCAGAGCTTATAGTGCCTAACAGAAGTGGCACAGTGATACCAAATAATAAGCTGGGCGGTGGGGCCGTTGTTGTCAATCAAACCATTAATGTCACAACAGGCGTGCAGCAAACCGTGAGGGCTGAAATTAGACAACTTATGCCTCAGATAGCAGACAGTGCAAAAGCTGCCGTGTCGGACGCTAAGAGGCGCGGTGGATCATATGGAAGGGCGTTTGCATAATGGCTATAAGTTATCCTTTATCTCACCCAACCACGGGCATAGCTCAGATTGAGCTTAGAGCATTAAATGCGGTAGCTTACTCCCGCAGCCCATTTACCTTTGCAGGGGTATCATATGAGTATGCTGGCAAAATGTGGCAAGCTGATGTCACGTTGCCAGCAATGAACAGATCAGACGCAGAGCAATGGATTTCATGGCTTATCTCGCTTAAGGGGCAAAAAGGCACGTTTTATCTTGGCGATCCAGCCGCAACGACGCCTTTAGGGTCAGGACGAGATAGCGACACCGTAACAACAAATGGATCAACGGCGGCTGGCAGCAACACGATTGATATAACCAGCGCACCAGTAAGTCAGACAGATTATCTAAAGGCTGGCGATTACTTGCAGATCGGCACAGGGTCAACACGCCAGTTATTTAAGGTGCTTGCGGATGTAGATACAGATAGCAGCGGCGAAGCAACGGTTGACGTCTGGCCTGATGTGCGGGCAACAATTGCCACGGGATCAGCCGTAACGATGGAAAGCACCAAAGGCATATTTAGATTGGCGTCTAATGAAACTGCGTTTAGCATCAATGAAGCGTCGATCTACGGCATAACCTTTGGAGCTATGGAGGCAGTATGAGTAGATCAGGCATAACAGCGCTTCTTACGGCCCTTGAGGGTTCAGATGTTCAGCCATTTTATGCTGTAGAATTTGAGTTAGATACAGCGCCGATCAGACTTTGGACAGGGTATGGCGACAAAACCATTAACAGCAATACTTACACAGGATCAGGTAACTTACTTACGATAGATGGCTTTGAGGAGATTGCAGACTTATCAGCCAAGAGCATTACTATATCGGTCTCTGGCATTCCGTCTGATTTGCTTGAAGATGCACTAACAGAGCCATATCAGAGACGACCCTGTAGAGTTTATTTTGGCACACGGGATCAATCTACTCTAGTTGAAATATTTTCTGGGTTCTTAAATACTATGACCATCGAGGACAGTGGCGAGACAAGCACAATTTCTGTTTTGGTGGATAGTAAGTTGGTCAGGTTGGAGCGCTCAAGCAACAGACGATATACCGAGGAAAGCCACAGAGCCAGGTATCCTAGTGACAACTTCTTTAGTTATGTCCAAGATTTGCAACAAAGGGACATAGTATGGGGCCGCGCGAAAGCCTAAATCAATATATCAATTCTGCAAGAAACAAACCATTTGCGTGGGGTAAGAACGATTGTCTGACATTCACTAACGATGGTTTTCGTGCTATGTATGGCAAGGGTTGGGCTGATGATTGGCTTGACAGATACATGGAAAACGAAATGCCCATAGGCCGCAAGCAATTGGAACAAGAGTTTGGATTTAAGATAAGAGAGCTATCCGCTAAAATCAGTCAGCGTTTAAATAAAATAAATTATGTCCCGCCTTTAGGCGCTTTAGTGACCACAAAGCAATGTCAAAGATGGATTATTGGATTTGCGCTAGGGATTTCTACAGGCTCTAAAGCAGTGTTTTTATCAAAAGATGGTGTTATACATTTACCTGTTGAAGCTGTGCATGAGGCTTGGGTGTTATGAGTAAATACAGACTAGGTGATCTCACTCTTAGAAGCTATAATAATTGGTCAAACGTTCCGCGTATGCCTGAAGTATTTATTGCGGCTGCGAGTTATGCGTTCAGCACTACGGCCTTATTTGGAAGCACGGCTCTTGCAACTACACTAGGATTTACCACAGCTCAATTAGTAGGTTATCTTGCATATACTGCCGTTACATCATGGGCCTTAGCTGCATTAACTCCTAAGCCTGATTTCGGCTCTCTTAGCTCATCTGGCATCATGGTAAACGCGCGTGACCCAGCGGCACCACAAGATTTCGTTTATGGTAAGGTGCGTAAAGGTGGTGTCGTTACTTTCTATGAGACAACAGGCACAGATAATGTGTTCCTACATCAAATAATTGTCTTAGCTGGTCACGAAGTAAACTCTATTGGTGACATCTACATCAACGACCAGCTTGCAACATTAGATGGTGAATACGTTACTACGGCTGGCTCTGGCTCTGAGCAAACGTCTTGGGATCGCAAGATACGGGTCAGAAAGCACAAAGGCGATCAAACTACTGCTGATAGCACTTTGACATCAGAAACGTCACTAGGGTCAAGTTTTATCGGCAATGATATGGCTTACCTTTATGTGCGGTATGAATACGATCAGACCGTCTTTGCCAATGGCTTGCCTTTGGTGACTGCTGTTGTTGAAGGTAAGAAAGTCTATGATCCGCGCACAAGCACAACCGCTTATAGCGCGAATGCTGCTTTGTGTATTCGGGACTTCCTTATATCAGAATATGGCCTCGATGATAGCGCGGTAGATGACACTTCTTTTCAGGCTGCGGCAAACGAATGTGACGAAGATGTTACTTTAGTTGATAGCAGCACAGAGAAGCGATATGAGATCAACGGTGTTGTTCAAGCCAATAGACCCATTGGCAACGTGCTTCAGGATATGGTTACTGCTTGTGCGGGAACGCTCTATTGGGGCATGGGTAAGTGGAAGTTAAAGGCTGGCGCATATTCAACCTACGTCAAAACCCTTACACTAGACGACCTTAGAAGCCCTCTGAGCATAGAAACTCGTATCAATATGCGTGACAACTTCAACAGGGTAACAGGCACGTTTAATGACGCTGCAAATAAGTGGATTACGGCTGACTATCCAGAGCTAACAACTACAACTACGGCTGGCAGTTTTGTAACCGGGCAAACCTATGCCATCACTTCAGTAGGAAACACTGACTTTACTGCAGTCGGAGCTTCATCAAATACTGTTGGTGTTGTATTTAAGGCAACTGGCGCAGGTAGTGGCACAGGTGCGGCAAGCCTGTTCTTGGGTGAGGACAACGGCGAGAAAGCAGCACTAGATTTACAACTTCCATTTACTACAAGTGCTGCAATGGCGCAAAGACTTGCCAAGCTAACTTTACTACGTGGTCGAGAACAAATGACCATGACTGCTGAATTTGGCATGGAAGCGTTTGAGCTTGAGGTGGGCGACATTGTACGCTTTTCAGAGGAGAACCCTACTACTGGCGCAGTTCAATATCGCTATGGCTTTGGCAGTCAGAATAGCGGCACGGGTAAAGAGTTTGAGGTTGTCTCTTGGAAGCTCTCAGCTAATCAAGATGCAGGTGATTTACGCATTGCAATGACCTTGCGTGAAATATCGTCTGCTGCGTTTTCTTGGGATGCAGAGGAACAAGCTATTGTTGCTAATAACGCAGATGTAGCAAAGTTGTCGGAAGTAAACCAAAATAAGAAAACAGCTATTACGTTTCAAAACGGACTAGACTTAGTTGTTAATGCAACAAACCCACAGGTAGACTTGGTTAATGCGGGTAGTTTTGTTTCTGGTAATTCTTACACAATAGTAAGTTTGAATGATGGCAGCGCAGAAACTGTAACTTATACTGTTACGGTCTCTGGCGGTAAATTCTATATTGATGGTGAGCAACAAGACACGCTTACATTCAAAAAAGGCTCCACGTATAAATTCGATCAAAGTGATAGTAGTAACTCATCACATCCCTTGCGACTATCAACAACAAGTGATGGAACGCATGGCGGTGGGTCAGAATATACAACAGGGGTTACAACTAACGGGACTGCTGGAAGCACGGGGGCTTATACCCAAATTACAGTAGCATCTGACGCGCCCTCTACTCTTTATTACTACTGCACAAACCATAGCGGCATGGGCGGTCAAATAAATGTAACTGTGTATGACACTGATTATACAGCGATTGGCGCAGCTAATAATGAGATCGGTACAACATTTACAGCGACAGGTGTTGGCACAGGGACAGGCGCGGCTTATGACAATACAAACTATGGCTCTGTACAAGATGAGCTAACAGCTAGTTTCAAAGCAGCAAACCCTCAACTTAGCCATATGAGCGAGTTACCAGAGTATCAAACGGTCTTTGCCAAGTTTACAAACAGTTCTAACAGCCTCCAATCAACATTAAAGATTTGGGATTATGATAAGCAGCTATGGCTAGAGCAAGCAGATGATAATTACGTCGTTGAAGGCTTATCAGATAGTATCGTTACTAATGAGGCTGTTGAGAACTATATAAAAACTACAACAATTTCAGCGCAGCAGCTTAACGTAAACGATAAGATTGACTTTGCTGATGGTGGCTCAATCCGCATTAATCGTGAAACTTACGATTTCGTACCTTCAAGCACGTCTGATCGCGCAAAGGGTGGCTTATTCTTGGGCAACCCATCTGGAACTGGCTCTGATGGGACAAGCACAAACGCATTTTTTGCTCTTAGCTCTTTCGGGATAAAAAACTCTACAGAGTTACACGGTGTTGAGTTTACACCCTCTGATACAAAAATAATAAACCCAAGTATCACGAAGGTGGCTCAAGGTAGTTTTCAAAGCGACACCATACAAGAAACCAAAACAGGTGATGATGTAATCATTATAAAAAGCACCTCAGTAAATTCAAATGCTGTTGAACTAACAGTAAATGCTGTAGGCGGCGGTGGTGGTGGTGCTGGCGCACCAACTCAAACTTCTGGTGGTGCAGATGGTGGAGATACAGTTTATTATCTTATTTTGGATGGCATTAACCAAAGTAATGTAACCGCCAATGGTGGCACGGGCGCTGGTACTAATGTTGGTCCTCACAAGTGGCACGGCGAAGATGGTGACGCGAGTGCATACGCTTCTGGTGGCGCGGGTGGAACCTCTAGCTTTGCAGCAGGGGGCGCTGGGTCACTTGGGTCAGGTGGCGGCGGTGGTGGAGGGCGAAACCCAAGGCGGGCTGCGTCGTCAAACAAAGG